TCCTTTCATACCTTTGTATACAACTTCGTCACCTTTCTTAAAGTGTGACTCTGTGATACTCTCTCTACGAATATTAGAAAGAATTTCACTCATTGTTGAACTGTATCTAGTCATTTTTCTTTTCCCTAATTTTAATTCTCAGAGTTCCCTTACCCTTAAGTAAACGGTGATACTCCATTTTGTTAATATTGTAAATCATACCTTCTTCTAAATCAAATGGTAATTCATTATCCATTTGTAATTTCCACCCAACACCAGAAACAACTTCTATTTCTCTATCATTAATGTCTCTGTGCCATACAAGTTCAGATTCTTCTATGTTAGGATAGAATACTCTGAGAAAGTAATCACTTCCAACATAATCCTCGTATGGTTTTGGAGTTACCAATAGAAGCTCCCCCCACCAGACAATCCTAGTTGTTTTGCATAACGAGGCAAGTTGCAACTCCAATATGCAGCAGTAGTTTTGTCTTTTTGCATCGGACAATTATGGCGTGATGAAAAATTCTTTCTTGCTTCTGGATCATCAATCTTAACTTTCAATCCAGTTGTGTCACCAAAAGTTACCTTAACAACATTACCTTTATCGTTCTTGACATAAACGTAATACTTCTTAGGGCCGCCCACCTTTGGTTTATTTAACTCTACATCTTTTTCTTCAAACATCATAGGACAATCTAATGGAACTGGTTGTCCTTGGTATTCACCAAACTTACCCAAATCCCCTTCCATCAAGTCTTTATCAAAACCTTCTGGTTTATAGATACCCATCTGATATGCATCACGTTTTTCGTTGAAGAATTCAAAATACTTTTCAGAACCAACACGATACTGATTCTCTTCAATCAAATCCATTTCTTTCTTCTGATAAGAATGTTCAGTGAATGATTTGATTGGTTGGCCTGGAGTCATTGATTGAGTTGTTTCTCTACGAGCATCTGTTCCAATTTCTCTAGGGTCTTCCTTTTCCTCAGACTTACCTTTGTGTTGTTTTACTGATTCGTATTGTGTTTCATATGTTTTTGCAAGTTCTCTAGCGTCAAACTTTCCAGTGAGACTCTTTGCTACTTGTGCAGCATAGTATTCAACACCATGTTTTAGTTTACCACCAGCTTCTTTCTTCTTTCTGTCAATAACAGACTTGAGAACCGCAGCTGCTGCTTCATAACCTTTCTTCTGAGTAGTCTTTGCAAGAACACTCTTAATGAGTTGTCCCATTGTATCTTCTTGCAATTCATACAACCATCTTTTATGAATGGTTCCATCCTCTTCAGCAAAGGTTAGATAATTGGTTCCTCTACGAACAACCTTACCAGAAACACCAGTATAGTTATCAGATACAGTGTCTCCAATTTTAAAAACTTCACCACGAACATACATGTCTCTGAAAATATCTTCCTCAGTCAATTGTTCGGTGTGTGGAATAAACGATTCACGAATACCCATGTTCTTTCGAACATCAGCAAACAACTTAGCACCACCAGAGAATCCCATTGGGAGCCCCAATTTAAACTGATTAAAATCGTTTGCAGATGCAGCTGCTCTCATCTTAGATGCAGACATACCAGTAACACCTTCAGCATCTGGGTCACGATCACCAGCTGAAACTACACTAATATTAGTGAAGTTATAGAATCCATGTCTCCCCTCAACATTGTTATACTTGTTGAGTAGTGATTCGAATTCTTGAACTCTGTCAGAACCCACTACCATAATAATAGAAGTAAATCCTTTGTTGTAAAGTGCAACTGCAATATCAAACGCTGTTCTATCATTTGAAGCAACAATGTTCTTTTTATGGTCTGAGAACATCTTTCTCATGTAGGCAATTTTCAAAGAATGAGGAAGTGGATCTTTCTTTGGATTCTGAGAATGAGATGGGTAAATGAAATACTGAGCACTGTTCTTTTTAGCAACAGACGCCACCTTCATGATAAGTTTTTCATGACCTGTGGTTGGAGGATTAAAACGCCCAAATGTAAATACAGCGTTCTTTTCTCTCGCTTCTCTAATTTCAGAAAACTTCTTCATTCGTTATCACCACTTTTAACTTTCTTTAATCTTTCTACTTCAGCCTTTTTTAATTTTACCATCATCTTCTTAGCAATCTTCTGAATTGCTGCACCCTTCTTAGAAGTGATGCGATTGTCAATTTCAATCTTTTGCATTGGTGACATTTCATCCCACTGCGACTTATCAATACCAGCATACTTCTGAATCACAATATTCTTTGCCTTCTTCAATGCACGTTTATGAAGTGTGGCGGTATCTGCAATCTTCATCTTCTTACGGGCAACCTTTGCTCTGAAAGCAGAAGACTTTGCCATCTTCGCCATACGGCGAGCCATCTTTCTTCTTTGAGAAAGATTGACTGCTTTGCGTTCAGTCAAGTCTACCATTAACTCATCAAAGGTTTTCATTTATCCCACGCCTTGATTGCAGTAAAGTTATTAAAACTAAACTCCATTCTATCAACCAATTTAACTGCGTTGCCTGATACTCTATCAATAGCAACATAACCCTCTGGGTTAGTTACTTTAAACCCATTGGCGGTTCGAATGAAAGTTCCAATGCTCTTAACAGTATTTAGTTTGTTTACAATCGCCATCTTTGCAGACACCAAGTGATTCTGAAACTCAATAACGTGTGCAAGATTTGATGTGTGATTCTTCAACTCACGAACAATTTCTTTCTTTTTATTTTCTAATTCTTTTTTCTTTGCATCGGTTTTTAACTTGTCGATATTCTTTTGAAATGCAGCTTCAACCCACTGTGTATAACCTTTAGCATGTCCGTTTGGATCACTAATTGGTTCACCAACACGAACCTTTGAGTTATTATACGTCTTCAAAGATGCACCCGCCAGATTACCAACGAATGTGTTTTGTTGTAAATGTAAGAACTGGTTTAGTATTCTTGCATTGATGCGTTGGAAAGTCTTACCCGCTGCTGATAGATGCATAGTCACATATTGTGTCTCTGCTTCTGTCATTGTTGCTTTACCAGAAACATCCTTATATGTTGCATCATCCATCCAAACTGTTTTTATTTTGTTCAATTTAGAAATGTCAGCACCGAAAGATGCTTTCATATCTTGTAATGCATTACCAGAATAAGTTGTATGCCATACAACACCAATTTTGGACGATTTTATATTTCTACCAAAGTCACTATCTACTGGAACTGCATACACAATTGTGTTTGGTTGGAATGTATAGTATTTCACACCATCAATATCTTGTGTAGAGATATCATCAGTCCACATCAAGTCACCTTGTAGGACACCAGTAATACCCAACTTAGAAAGTTCTGCGAATGCAACCTTAAACTTAGAATTCAGTTGTCCACTCAAGTCTGCATCAATTTCTGCATTTGACTTGTAGAGTTTTGGTGTTGCGTTGAATACAGATTTCTTTGCAACAAAGAACTTACCATCTTCTGGGTCGATACCAGCAAAGATTGCAGGCGCACCATCCCACTTAACAGTCATGTTAATGGATGAACGAGATGCACCAGCCAACATGTCTCTTAATGAACGTAGGAAATTGATCGCCGCACGCCCACCGTCAACACCAAAGTTGATGATCTCATCTTCCAAGTGTTCAATATGAAGGTTCTTACCACCTTTACCCTCTGTAAGAAATGAACTAAAACTAATCATTTTTTGAATATCTTCTTAAAGTCTGGGGTTGCAACAGCTTGGAATTGTGGGTTTGCGGTATAACTTCCTTTGTAACGAATCTCAAGGTCAATAATTTTTGCACCGTCACTAAAGATTGAGAAGAATACTTTTGCAGCGCCTGCCCCTTCTTCCCATGCCTGTTTCTTGCCGGGCGTAGGTTTCATAACAAGATTGGAATTAAAGATACGAGTAATCGTTTCAATTGTTTCTGGGGTGTCTTTTAGTTCTGCTTCTTCAACATTCACTTCACCCTTTACAAATTTACCGATACCAGTAAGTAAATAGAATTTAAATTCACCAGCGTCTTCGATATCTTTCATCTTTGTTCTAAAAAGAAGTTCGATGAATGCTTTAGTGAATTCATCACCATGTGCAGAAAGAACTTGGAATACTCTTCTAAAGAATGTGTTCTTTTTATCCTTCAGATAAACACCCATTTGCTTTTGTGAAATGTCACGAATCATCTGTCCTTTTTCTTTGTCAGATAATCCTTTAACTGATTTCTTGTAGTGTTTAAAAATAACATAGTCAAAGAAAAGTTGTTTACTCGCTTCAATTGACTCTACGTTCTTCTTACCCAAAATGTCTTTAAGAATACCAACATCACCAGTGATTGGTTTGTTGATTAGTGTAGGGTCAACATCGGTTGACTTACCTTTCTTCTTGAGTGAGAATCCGTGATAAACACCATCTGAGTTTTTAACCACAATATCAGACGAGTTGTAATCCTTTACTCCACCAACAGGGGGATTGTATTTTGCAATATCAGAATGCCACCCCTTACCTGTCCAGTATGCTTTAACTGGATTAGGACAAACTTTAAGGATTGCGTTTGATGAGGAAATTGCAGTTGCAAGGTCATTAAAGTTTCCATTGAATTGATCCATCAACTCTGGACGAGCAGCTGCACCTTCAATTTTGTTGAAAACAGATTTTGCATCTTCAATCATTTTGACTGCTTCTGCTTCATCAATGTTTCCACTTTTAACTTTATTCAATACAAGAGCTGCAACCATCATCTCTTGTGTATTTTCATTAATCTTTACACCATCTTTACCAATAGAACCTTGTCCAAACCCAACACCAGTAAGTTCTGGAGTGTTAGTTTTAATCCAATCTTTGATATCGTTTTGTGTCTTCTGATCTCCAGCGCCACGAATCTTAATCTTGTTCGCACCACCAGCAACAGGAATATTATCCAAACCCAAAGAGTTTAGATGATTTACTAATTTTTTGAGAGATTCTTTGTCTTGTTTCGTGTCGAAACCATCTACATCCTCTGGCGAAGATATAGGAACATTGAACGCTTCTGACAACGAATGTTGTTTGAAAGTTAGCATGTTTGCACTTTTCCCATTTAAACAAATTATTACAATTCTATTTATAATAACTGATTAGTCGGGAAAAGTCAATATCGTGCTTTTAAAACTTAATATCGTTGAATTTATCGTATGATGCAGTCCTACTTTTATCGAAAATTGGGGTATCATCTTCTTGTCCAGAGTCAGTAATACCTTCTTGTGCATCTTGTTCAACATCATACAACTTCATTCTTGTTCTGTCAACACCCACAACAAACCGTTTATTCATGTTAGGATCATTATAACGATTCTTCAACTGTTTCACCATAATCTGATTTAGTTGTTCTAAATCTTCTGTAGAAATGATCGCAAACATGAGGTCAGCAGTAGCAGGTAAACCAAAGCTTTCTGACGTGTCTTCCAAACCCACATCCGAATTGGCGTAGCCCCCACGAGTCGTTTGTGTCGCCGACATAATAGGAACGTTTGTTTCAACTGCCAATCCCCTAAGTTCCTCTGCAATTGCTTTGATATAGAAGTAAGAACCAACATTTGCATTTCCTTTAAACCTAGATGAGGCACAAATGTTAAGATAGTCGATATAGATAATATCTGGGTGAAAAGACTTCTTAAGAGCAAGTTCTTTCAACAATGCACGAAAGTGTCCACTGTGTGCCGATGCAGTTGGATACTCTTTAATAATCAATTTACCATGCGTCTTGTTTTGAATCTTAGATAGACGGTCGGTAAACAACTTCTTTGGAAGATTGTGCAAGTCTTCCATTGGTAGGTTCATTAAGTTGGCATCAATACGTTCTGCGATTCGTTCCTCTGCCATCTCCATTGTAATATAAAGGACATTCTTTCCCTGCATCAAATTAGATGCAGCACAATGACACATAAACAAAGACTTACCTACGCCTGTGCCTGCGAGAGCAATATTTAGTGTTTTTGGTGGTAATCCACCCTTTGTAATCTTATTGAAGTATTCTAAGTCAAACTCCAACTTCTCTTCTTTCTTGTGATAAAACTCAAAACGTTCTTCACCATTTTCTACATAGTCGTGTCCAACGTGAGAATCAAATGCAACTGCAAGTGCTTCTTGTAGAATAGAAGGAATCGCTTCAGCGGTATGTTGTTTGTCCTTACCTTCAATGATTTGAATACCAGACAAGATGGCATTGTATACAGCCCTGTCCTTACAAAACTTTTCTGTAGTATCCACCAACCACTGCATATCAACTTCTGCATTGGATAGGGTATCAATGATTTCAAGAACACGTTTGAAACCTTCGTCTGTCAAGTCTTTACGATTGTCTAGTTCAATTGAAAGAGATTCTTTGGTTGGTTGTGAATTGTATTTCTCAACAAACTTGTTAATCTCTTCAAACACAACACGTTCATGTAAATCATTAAAGTATTCTGGTTTAAGAAATGGCAAAACCTTACGAGCGTAAGGTTCATTATAAACAAGATTACTTAGTGCTGTTCTTTCAATCGTTTGTGTTGACATATTGTAAATCGCCCTCTTCTAATTGTTGTTCAATAATATCTACAAGAATGTCACCGATGAGTTTAAAAAAATCCTCCCCCATCATTTCTTTTGGTAGACCATTAGAGTCTAACACATCCCACTCAAATTGTAAAGTGGCATTTTCATTATTTTCATCTTCTAAGATTTTGACTTCACCATAACGATAAACAACACCTTGGTATTTACCAGCACTTTCTCTAAGTCCAACGCCAGTCCAATTCCCTTCTTTATTCTCAACGAATGTATACATGTCTCTAATATTAGACATAGTGCAAGTAGCTCCCGATAATGTATTTTGGTTTATCTATTGGTTTCCGTCCAGCATGTAAATGTGTCCATAATGGTGGAAACATCAACATACGTCCTGTCACTGGTGGAACCGATATATTAAATTGTGGAAACTCTGTGTGTCCACCCTTGTTATCATCCAAATATAAAAAGAAAACCAGAAACCGTTTCGCTGTATCCAGATTACCCACATCAACATGGTCATCAAATTGATCTACATCATTAGGCATGTATCGTTTCATACGAAACTGTTCGAATGCAAATTGTTGTGGAAACATCTTATCTGTCACATTACAATCTTCCATGTATTTTTCAATATACAAGAAAAAGATTTCCTGTAGTGCATTCGCAAAAGGTTTCCATTCATCGTGTTTCTGTAGATTAACTTGTTTAAACGAACGATGGCCCTCCAACACCACATCTTCATGCTGTTGAGGACTTTCTTCAAACATTGCAATTAACTGTTTAGAAAAATCTGTAGTTACAACGTTATCGTAAATTTGAATGAAATCAGGCATCAGTTTCTTGCTCTTCTACGGTTTCAACTTCTTCTGGTTCAATCATGTTTCCATACTTGAACTCTTTAGCTGCATATGCATCCAACTGTTTCATTACTTCTGGTGTAAAGTATTTCTCTGGGTCATTGTTGATAGTCTTACCAAATGTCTTAGTTCCATCAGGCAATTCAACACGAGTTGATACAGACTTGAAGATACCTGCTTTAAGAGCAAGTTCCAACAAACCATAATATCTGTCCAAACCATTGGAGTAAGACAAACGAACATCAACCATTTTATTCTCAATAGTCAAACGAGACTTTGCATTCTTACAGTGGACAATGTTACCTACAACCTCAGTTCCCTCCTTGTCCTTCTTCTTTGAAAGATAGATGATTGATGATGCGGCATACTTGAGTCCAGAACCACCACCCATTTCTTTAGTAGGCATGTATGCACCAACAACATCATATGTGTGGTTAGTGACGACCATTGGAACTTTTGCCTTACCTAGTTTCAAAGTAAGAACTCGGAATGTAGCCTTAAGAACTTGAGCACGAGTCATGTCACGAGTCTCTTTACCTTCTGTGGTATCTTCGACTTCTTTCGTTGTAGACAACATACCCAATGAGTCAAGACACATCATCATAGGCTGACGATCTGATTCTGGGGTTTCCATATACTTATCAAGCATTCGAATTGCTTGGGTTCTAAATTCTTGAACCGTAGTTACTGGTAGAATAACCATACGCTTAGGGTCAATACCTCTGTCCACAACCATTTGTGATGTGATCGCAGATTCAGATTCAAAGTAAAGAACACCCGCATTTGGGTTTTCATCTAAGAAATTCTTTACCATTCCCATAAGGAAGAAAGTCTTACCAGTTGCAGACTCACCAGCCAGTGCAGTAATCTTGTTTGATGGTAGTCCACCATAGATACTGCCAGAAAGTAGTGCATTAAAAATGTAAGAACCAGTGTCGATAAATGAATCTACATCGCCCGCTTCTACACCCTCAGACACCAGAGCAGCATATTCATTGCCTGCTGCCTTGGCAATATCTTTAAAAAAATCCATCAAATGTCTCCTTCTTTCCTATTCTCAGAACGAAACACATCAAATCCATCTGGATAACGTGCTTCTAATTTTTGTATATTAGTATCTATTACATCTTCCAAACTGATACCCAATGCAATGCAAGCTTGAACAACATACCATAGAACATCACCTAGTTCCCGCTTTGCATGATACTGTGCATCTTCATCAAAAGGTTTACCTTGGAATACACACTTCTTAACAATCTCCATAAACTCACCACCCTCTGCACCGATACCAACCGCTGCAGTGAGAATGCGTTCTGGTGATACATCAAATTGATCAATCACATCCAATGAATCTTGGAATGTTTGTGCATCTTTAGATTGGTCGCTTGTTACGAAATCAACGAATCGTGTATAGTCTAGTAGATAATCCCTATCCATTACCATGTTCCTTTCAAATCTTCTTCGTGAATATGTTTTTGTGTGATACGAGAAAACTCATACGGCGAAAGCATGAAATGATCTGTATCCACATATGACTTGATATCACTCAACTTGTCAGAAGAGTAAATATCAAATTCTTTTCCCTCTTTGTTTGTAACATAGAGCGTGAAACGATTAATCATCATGATGGTAATACCAACCCACTTACTTGTTGACGGTATCCTTTTGAAATATCATCAACTGTTTTGATGAGAAAAAGAACACCAGATTTATTAAACATAATGTCGTTATCTGGTTCTACACCAGACATACAGACACCATTCACCAAACCAACACCCTGTTGGCCAACTTGCAACATACGAGGGCGTTCTAGAGTAATAAACTCTGGACTCTCACCCACAAACTTTCCTACAATCTCTGCACCGTTCACTAGAACTATTGTTGCAATGTCACCTTGTTTTACACCATTCATTATATCACCTTATCTGATAATGTCAATATCTGAATTACGATTCCATGTTTCCACTTCTGTTCGTAATCTATTCTCTGCCTTTAGAGACTCATAACGATTGACTGCTTTCTTTCTCCACCAATCAACCACCGATTCAAACTCATGCCTATCATAATTATCTTTTTTGATAAGAGTGTCAGTTTCTAAGTTCATATATTCTTTGACGTTTTCATAACCATAATCAGACATGTATTGACGTTTTTGTTCTGTCAATCCCTTTGCGTCTGTTAAAGTTTGTGAAAACTTTTTGAAGGCATCTGGTTCTACATCTTTGAGTGAAGACTTAATGATAGAAATCATTTTTGATTGAGTCTTAAGTTTGCGTGACGATGCATCTTCTGGAACCAACATCTCCCCATCGTTCTTGTCAATGAACCAATCATTCAACTTACGATAGTTATCATCATTGATAAGAGGAGCAAAGTCTGAATCAGTCAAACCCTTATAACGCAGAAGTGGTTTCATACCATCATACATTGATGCTGATTTGGATGAACCATACAATGATGTTGTTTCAAACATACAGAATGGGCCACCATATTTCTTGTTCAATGTTCTACGAGCAAGATGTGAACAACAGATTGCAGCGAGTAGTTTGCCACCCAAATAATTGTAACCAAATGGTTGTGTTGGAACAATAGTAAAACCCATAATTGTAGAATCATTGAATCGTTTCATAACATCACGATTCTGTGTATCTAGTGGTTTACCTAGAAAATCATTACGAGGTTTTGAATTGATCGTTGGTGAACCAAAACGAATAAACCCAACAATCTTGTTGGTATTCTTTTCATAAATTAACCACTTGAGTGACTTGCCTGGGATTGATGCTTCCACAGCATGTGAAGTCACAATCTCTAAGTAATTAACAAAGACTTCTGTGGGAACTTCTTTAACTGCAAATTCCATATCATTAGGATGAATGGAAAAATCATCAAACATATCATCCTCAGGCCCCATGCCCGGCAATGACACAGGATAATTCGCCATGCGTTCTAATTTCACACGGCGTAGATAGTCATCAATACGTTCGAAGTTTTGGAAATAGTCAATAAAGACATTTGCAGCATACAACGCATCAGCTCTATCTAATATCATGCAAAGAAATCCTCAAGTGTAGTTTGGGTTCCATATGAACGATCAACGTTCCACCCAATCTGATTCAAAATAAAAGTCAACGGTTCAACAAATGCCTTTTCGAATTGTAGATCATAGTCCAAATACTTGTGAATGTCAAGCTCTTTTGGTAACTTGGTGATGAACGAAATAACATTCGATTGCATACGATTTGGTGTTCGCATGTTAAGGAATTTAATCTTATCACCCTCTTGTATCAATGGATACTTTGCAACCAATCCTTGTTGTTTAACAAAGTGATTGTAGAGAATCGCACCCTTCACATGCATTGGGGTTCCCTTTCTAAACACACTAGATGAATCCATAAACTGTTTAAGGTTACTCACTGAACGAGGGAATGCAATTTCCTCTGGTTCAAGTTGCATAAACTCCTTACGAAAATCTTGGATGAACGTGTTAATATCTGTTTCAGTTCCAGACATGATAACCTTCAACGCTTCCTTCAACTTGTTACGACAAGGTTCTGGAGTTGAAGACTTAACTGCTTCAATACCCATGATTTTCAGTTTGGGTTCATGATAACGAACACCTTCAATGTCCCAGCAGTTTAGAATGTAACGTTTCTTTGCAGTCCAAATACCTCTGTCTGCAATTACTTCACGTTTCATCTGCATCTTCTGGGCATATGCATTCATAGTCTCAGCAAGAATTTGGTAAGACTTATCAATAAAAGGTTCCACCTTCTGTGAAGCGACTCTATCCAAGAAATCGACCACCCTCTTCGTGTAATCGTCTTTCGATAAATCATTTCGATTTTTAAACGATTCACTAACGAGCTTGTCAAAAGTGATATATACTGAGTCTGTGTCTGACGCAAGAATGTAGTCAACCGATTCTGTCTTAAGTATTTTGTTAAGATATTCATTTAGTCTCCTTTCAATCCATCGGATGGATAATTGTCCAGAAGTTGTAATCCCTTCTGCAATTCTCAAATCATAGTAACGAAACCATTCATTACCAATCGCACCATAGGCAGAGTTCAATGAAATCTTTCTTGCCATCTGGATATTGTTA